ACACGTTATTGGATATGGCTATAACTCGTTAAGTAATCTGTATAGCATAATGATAGGCATGCATACAGACGCTGCAAGACGAGAATTAAATCGTGAGGGCATTTACTATGTTCCGCTGTCATTTGCTCCTAAACGAATACCTGAACTGTTTCAGGCACAATGGTGGGAGAGGGCAGACCTATCTTTGAGATTTTATGAAGCCAATTCCTTTGAAGAGCCGGTACAGACCGTTGATAGTGTTGATGTAGAAGTCCACAACAGAGACGGGCTTCTTACAGAATTTACAGTAAATAGATAATGAGGTGTAGAAATGGGAACACAAAATTTAGAAAATATTGTTCAAGTCACAGAATACATTTCACCGTTGTCTGCTCCTAGACGTGGGTTCAATGAACTTCTGATAGTTGGGTATCAAGGCGCAGAAATATTTGACCCAGGAGAACGTATTAGAGAATATAGTAACCCGAATGCCTTACTGGAAGATGGATTTCAGATTGATGACCCTGAATACATTGCAGCAACTATGTATTTCAGTCAGAGTCCCGCTCCTCGTAAGCTTTGGGTAGGGTATAAGAGCGTTTCTCCTGATGAGTCTTGGGTAGAAGCGGTTAATGCTTGTAGGCAAGCGGACAATAATTGGTATGTTGTAGTTTGTTTGGGAATTGAAAATGATGATGACCATGGAGCATTGGCGGCATGGGCTGAAGCAGCGTTACCTACTTCAATATATGCCTTCACTTCTGATGATGAGTTGGCTATCACAAATTCAGAAGATGATATATTCTCAAAATTGAAGGCTTTGGAGCTTAAGCGAGTGGTAGGTCAATATTCAACTCAAAGCGAATATGCCATAATTGCAATTATGGGATTCGCAATGGGAGCAAATACAGGACTTGCTAATACTGCTTATACGCTGAAGTTCAAGGGCGAGGTTGGAGTAAAGGTAGAGGATTTGACTCAGACTCAAGTTGGGTATCTTGATAAGAAAAATGCGAACGTCTATCTTAATTACTCTAATTACTACAATATCATTCAACAGGGTAAAATGGCAAGTGGAGTATTCTTCGATGAAGTGATTAACCTTGATATGTTGAGAAATGATATCCAGTTAAATGTTATGGATTTGTTTTATCAGAAATTGAAAATTCCACAGACAGATGCTGGTCAAGTGATGATTATTTCTGCTTGCAATAATGCTTGTGAGCTTGCTGTTGATAGAGGATTTTTGGCTCCTGGCAGATGGACAGGCGATAATATTCTTAACCTTATGTATGGTGATACTTTGGTTAAAGGGTATGTGTGCCAGTCTGAATCTTATGATACTCAGTCACAGGCAGACAGAGAGGCTAGGAAAGCCATGCCTGTTTATATAAGCATTAAAGAAGCAGGGGCTGTTCACAGCATCACAATCGGCGTATGGGTTAATAGATAGAGGAGGTGTAAACAATGGCGAGTCATACAACATATAGTTTTTTAGATTTGGCAGGGGCGATATCGCATCCATTCTTTACTCAGGCACCTGTGTATCTTTTTACAGGTGAGGGAGTGGGTTCGGTAACGGTGTCGATGCAGCAGGAAAAGACGGCACATGATATTGCAGCAGATGGTGTGGTTATGGTTTCAAAAATTGCAGGGGAGAACGGTCAAATCAGAATTGAATGTCAACAGACTTCTCCTTTGCATAAATATCTGTTAGGTTTATACAACTTTGTTATGACCGAATCTACAGATAAATGGGCTATGATGACTATCGTGCTAAGAAATATTCATGACGGGACTTCCCATGTAGCACAGGGAGTCAGCTTTGGCAAAATTCCTGACAAAGCTTATGCAGCATCAGGTGCTAAAATTGCTTGGGTATTATGGGCGGCAGAGATTCAAAATCTGACCGCTTAATGACAATTTAATAAAGGAGAGAAAATAATGAGGGAGACATTTAAAGATGTAGAGATTAAGGTGGGCGAAGGGAAGCACAGAAAATTCAGACTAAACAAGTTTGATGCTCAAACAGGCTCTTACATTATTTACACTTTACTCACGCAGGTGTTGCCTATGGGATTAGGTAATCAGATTGAAGGGCTTTCGACCGAAGGCAATTTACCTGTGATGAGTAAAGAGAAATTTTTTGAGATTCAGAAAGACTGTTTGCTTCATTGTGCTGAAATTCAGACAGTAGGCAATGTTGTGTCTCCAATGCCGGTGATGATGAAAGACGGAAGATGGGGAGTGCCTGATTTGGAATTTAATGCTCCATTGATTATGGCTTTGACAATTCAGGTGTTGGGGTATAATGCACAAAGTTTTTTCGACGAAAACACATTGGAGATGTTCAAGGAAGGGATATCCCAGTTGACTTTATCCAATGTGTAAATATCGATGTGTTTGCTTATGCTCCGGTGATAGCGGGAGATTGGCAACAGCATCAAGTTTGGGATGGCACATATTTATATGATGACCTTCTTGATTGGCATGAAATGAATATGGTCAAAAAAGAAAATGAAAGAAGGGTTTATGAATATCAGCAACAGCAGAGGGAATTAAATGGCAGTCACTGATGTATTAAAAGAGTATTTGGTTAAAGTTGGCTTTGATGTAGACAATACTACTCAGAGGAAAGTTAACGATGCTCTTAAAGATATAAATACTTCTCTAAATACTTTGTCTCAAAATAAATCGTTTAAGATTCTTACAGGGACAGCAACAGCATTTGCATCAGTCCTGACTACAGTTATTACTTCAACTGTTATGTTGATGAATAAAACCGCTGATGCCGATATGGAGTATCAGAAGATTGCTTTGCGCATGCATATGACTACTCAAGCTGCAAAGCAAATGACTATTGCGATGGAAGCTTTGGGGGCTACCTTTGAAGAGATAGCATGGAATCCTGAACTTCTTGCAAGATATAATGAGTTACGTAGATTGGTAGGACAAGCTGCAACTCCTGCTGATGCCAGTGCTCAATTAAGATTGATTAGAGACGTAGGTTTTGAATTTACAAAACTTATGACCACCATGCGTGTGGCAACCGAGTGGATTACATACCATCTTGGTAAAATGTTTGGAGGTGAGATAAAGAAGATACGAGATTGGTTAAGGAACATAAATAAATGGCTTGTAGAAAACATGCCAAAATGGACAGAAAAAATTGCTACCTTTTTGGGTAGGTTTATAAATATAGCCAAAGTAGTTTGGGATATATTAAAAGAGATTTTTGCCATCATTAAAGGAGTTGTTGATTTTCTACCTAAAGTGGCAACAGGTATCTTGGCTATTGGTGCAGCGTTTGCATTTTTATCAATGCATCCTGCCTTGGTTGCACTCCGCCCAATTATTCTTGGATTGATAGCTTTATTCATACTTCTTGATGATTATGCTACATTTAAAAGAGCTAGAGATGCTGGTAAAGATTCATGGACTTCATTTGGTCCTTTATGGATTGCTTTGAGCAGAATAGGAGATGTTTTAGGTGAGGTTGGAGGAAAATTTAATAAAGTTTTAAAACTAGAAGGTTTTGACCAAGTTGCTTGGAAAGCATTTGCAAGTCTTGTCGATATGACTGCAAAGAGTTTCGCACTTCTAGGTCTTGGTGCAGGTGCTTTACTGGCATTCTTTTCCTACATGGGTTCAGGAAAAGAAATTGAAAAAGAATATAGGGAAGAATTAAAAGAAGAAGAAGAAGCTTTGGCAAAGGAAAGAAAAAGATTAGAAGAAAAAGGATTTGAATTTATTGATCCTAAAAAACATTCCATTATTGAAAGAAGTTTGTTGATGGCTCGTAATACGGCTCGTGAAGATTATGATGAGTATAAAGCGTACATGAAAAGATTTTCTGTGTTTCAGAAAGAAAAAGCTGTGCTGAAGACTGGTCTGTCTATATTTGGGAATGAGAGATTGAATGAAATTCGTAATAAATATAGAGAAAAACATTATGCTCCTTTGATGAAACTTATAGATTTAATAAAGGATGATTCAGTTCAAAAAGCAATAGACAAGATGGGAAAAACTGTAGATGATATGGGTGCAGGTAGTATGGGACCGACTTCCTACTTCATGCCTTCAGCAGGAGATACATATAATATAAGCATTGGTAATGTAAGTTTGCCTGGAGTTAATGACCCAACTGATTTCATGAAGAGCATAGTGATGGTAGCACAAGAGCAAAGGGCGGTTTCGTAATGGCAGATATACCTTTAAGTCCAGACAGATTGCTTGAGATTGAAAAGAGCTTATCAAAAAGTGTTTCAAGAGGAGTAGAAATTCCTGCAGATAGACTTATTGACTATCACAAAAAGGTGTCTGAACAAAGAGAAAAAGTAAAAGCTGTTCCTTCTGAAAGACTCAGAGAGTTAGAGTCAAAGATGGTTGGAAAGACAAAAGAGATTCAACAGTCCTTGCCTATCGAAAGAGCTTCATCTTTATTATCTGTGTATGGGGCTTTGCGTCAGATGTTTGATATCCCGCCTTCTGATGTGATAGAAAACAGAATGAGGGTGATGAGTGATGCTTCTTCAAAGGCAGCAATCAGAGGTTATCGTCCTTCAGCTTGGGGTAGTTCAGGAGGTGTTGGTGACCCATCTATAACAATGGTTTATATTATGAATTCGATAGACAATATAAATTACTTCTTTGATGCTGTGTTAAAGACAGAGCACACAACTACAAGAACGATTACTAAACATCCAATCCAAACTGGAGCAGCTATCGCAGACCATTCATATCAGATGCCTGCCATAGTTACTCTTGAAATAGGAATGAGCGATGCGATGGATTCATATGCTATTGATTCGTTCCCCGATATAGGAAGCAGCAACCACGTTTATCCAAAAGAAGGTTCCAAATCTGTAAATGCTTATAGAACATTTGTTGACCTTCAGAAAAAAGGAATTCCGTTGACTGTCAATACAAGATTGAATAGATATGAGAATATGATTATCACTCAGATATCCACCACAGATGATAAAGATACGACATATTCATTGAAATGCACAATTGCATTTGAGCAGGTATTTATTGCAGATGTGGGTGTTACTGATAAAACAAGATTCCCCGCCATTGCTTCACCTCCGATTACTACTAATGTCCCTTCAAAAGGATATCAGGATAAGCTTGTTTCGTGGGAGGCGGAGAAAAAAGGTCATGGATTTAATGTTAAGGGTGGCAAAGGAGAGGAGCATGTTGTTAATGCGGGGGAAATTCCCGAGGAACGTTTAGGTAGCGATTCTTTTCAAAATAGTGCGGTAGGTGGTTTGCTTGAAGCGATGGGTAGATAAATTTCGGGGCTAGTTAGTTATTGCTACGTTGAGGATTTTAAATCATGGCTCTACAGGTTTTAGATTTTAGGAATATTGCAAATCAGAGAATCAACACAACCGTTGAGATTGATAATAAACTTGTGGAGCTTGAAATATATTTACGTTTTAATAGAATGGCGGGGTATTGGTTTGCCGACATAACAGACAAGAGTAAAAAAGAGGTTGTATTGGCTAGCATGCCAATACTTCCTTATCAAAACATGCTTGAACAGTATCAATATTTAAAGATAGGCTCAACAGCGGTTATAGGAATATCTAACTTGTCGTTTGATGATTTAACATATGAGAATTTCAGTTCAGACTTTAAATGGTATTGGGGTAACAGCATTTGATTGGTGAGAAGAAGAAATTATTTGACCGAGCATGGAAGATATCAGTTATTCCTAGGAGTAAGTGGTCAGACACAAACAAATACAGTGAAAATGATGCTATTGTAGTTTCTTCTTCTGATTATGGCGATGAGGCTTTGAGGTGCACATTTAATGTAACATCAGCGTTGGCAGCATATAGTTATGGTGACGTATCGGTTTATAATATGAATCATAAGACCATACAAATGCTTGCTAGTGAGGGCGGTAGGGTTGCTATTGAAGCCGGTTATAAAAATAACAGAGGATTGATATGGCAAGGATTTATTTGGCATGCTTATGATGTTAGAGAAAATGTTGTTGATAGGGTTTTTACTATGCACTGTGTTGATTCAATATCAGTTGTTCAGGCAAGTTTTGTATTTGCTACTTTATCAACACCAGTGAATTGTGGAGATAAGATAGAGTATATTACTCAGCAAATGAAACTGCCATGGAAGACTTCTAATTCTCTAAAAAGTGACACAGCAACTTTAACAAGAGGTTCAGTATTTTTTAGAGATGGTAGAAGCATAATAAAAGAAGAGGCACAGGTGAGGGGCTTGCAGGTAGGGACAAATCAAGATGGTGAAATGACAATGACAGATTTGATTCAAGATGTTTCGCCTGATAAAGATATTGTGGTTTCTCCAGATTCAGGACTGATAGGGACGCCTACGCAGATACCTAAAGGCATTTCATTTCAGACATTGCTTGA